TGGAAACATGGTAGATGTAGATTATAACCATTATTTACCTAAATGGGCCACTAATTATCAAAGGCAGGCTGCTAGATTGAGAATTGTGTATGCATTTTCTCTCTCTAACATCGTAGCTAGTATACTTATGGCTTCATCTAGACATTATGGACTTAACTTTAATTTACCAGAAACATTTCATCATGGTGATAAATGGTATAATAAACTAGATGGTTTTAAGTACCAAATTGGTGTTGACTTTAAGAACTATGATAGGGATGTACCACACGACTCACTGAAAATCATTTATGATAAATTCAGTGAGAAAAGTGGAATTTTAGGATTATCTAATTCTATGCTAGATTGGGATATAATTTATAACAACTATGAGTCACCTTTATCTAAGGTTGAAACGTATAGACAGAGGTTTGGTTTTCCTTATATAGGAAATCCTTCTGGTATTAATATAGTTGATCTACGAGCTAAATTCAATGCAATTGTTGCAATGTATAAGTTAGCTATGGAATATAAAGTTGTATCTAGATCTGAATTTAAGGATGTGCTTACCCATAAACATCCTAAATTCCGGAGTGTAAATATGGGTGATGATACTATATTAGCGTCATCAGATAAGAGCAGTTATTTAAAGTTAAAAGATGCTATTAAAAATGGAAAGTGTCGATTTTCTATTGATGAACAGGTTCCCATGAGATTTATGGGACAAGTTGGTTATCAAAGTAAAGATAATAACACGTTTATTCCTGATATTTCATCTTTATTTACTAAGTTCTTTACCCCAGAATATCCCTGGTACTATAGAGATATAGTTATTGGATGGTATTCGAGGAATGAGTACTATTCTGCTCATCCAGCATATGAACATGTTATCAAATTGGTTAATGACTTATCCAGATTTCATTTAGGTAAAACGATGGAAAACATCGTATTATCAGCCAAAGATGATCAAAGATATGTAAGTATGGTGGAAATTACAAAGCTACTATCCGGGATTGATTTTGTTAATCTTACCCAGATAGAAAAGGAATTTCTTAATAATAGCGATATTTTTCATTATAAAGCAGGTGAAGATGATATTAGAGAAGAGCTTTTGCAAGCCCATTTCATTTCTTATACACCTGACCAAACAGAAGAATTCGCTAATGCGTTAGGAGGTTCTCTTTCATGGAGTTGAAATGAAGACTAATAACACCTTAATGTCTACCGACCCTGTTGAATTGTATAAACATATTCAGGATAAATTTGGTAGATCCGAATCATCGGATAAGATTAAATGGACATCTAAGATTTCTGAAATCATAGATTATCTAGTGTCTATGTCCAATCCGAAGTATTACCGGCATATGGTATCTGGAATATCATCATCTGGTAAAATTACATTTCTTAAAATGTGTAGTTTACATGAAAGGAATAATTTTGTTGTTGAAGGCGATTTGCTAACTATTGTGATTAGAGCTTTGGCTCTGTTTGGTAGTTCAGCCTATCACATGAATCCACATGATGTAATAAATGAAGTCCACTTTGACATTTGGAATCTTGAAGAATGTTCAAAGAATGGTATAAACATCGAACATGAAACTTTATTGTTTCTAAGAAACAATCAAATTCATTTAAATGTGTATTCTGGTTTTAATGGTAATCCTGAACCTGATTTCATTCATTACGTGATTCCACGTAATTATGAGACTTACACAAGAGTGTTTATGGATCGAACCAAAGAGTTAGTTAATCAACCTGGAACCAGTGAAATCTGGAAACAACACCTCTTAAAGTATTACGTACCTATGACAGCGGTTAGCTTCATAAGATATGTTACTGAAAAGTTGAATGAGTCAAGGAGACGACCTAATGTTAATGTCATTTTTCATGACTATAACTATGGCGATATGAATCAAATTAATGCAGTTGAGGACATATCCCTCAAGCAGATTA